TTCTGTTTAAATATAGAAGTATCATATATGGCCTTTTTTGTTTTCTTAAAAGTCTCATCTATGATCTCTTGTGTTACTTCTCCGTCATCTTCTATTTTAGTTAAATGACCTACTCTACGTTGTGTTTTCCAATATATTGTTGCAACTCTCATTAAGTTACCTTCACCCCACATTGAAACATCTTCATTTTCATCTAATATTTGACTGAGTATATCTCCTCCTCTTGCAGGGTCATTGTGAAAATTACTAGTGTACTGTCTATAAGCTAGACCTGGCGCATTAGTATTCCATTCATGTGATCTTGTTGCATCATAATATGCACCATCATTTTGATAGCCATTAACTTGATATTGAGCAGATTTGGCTGGATATATCTTTTGTAAAGATTTTAATTGTTTTTCATCCATTAAGTAACCATACCTATCAACTACATCTGATACAGTCATTAAATCTACTTTACCAGCATAATTAGAATCAGCAATATATCTTTGATCTGGAGATTTTTGATAGAAAGTTAATACTGGATTCCATAGCTCTACATCATAGTCATCCTCTAACATTCTAAAATGCCAGAATTCTCTATCTGCAATAAGCATATCACGGAAACCTCTTTCTTCAAGTTCTTGCATTTTGAATCTTTCTTCATCTACTGCAAGTTGGTGTGATGCCCACTCTTCTACCATACTCCTGTAAGACTTACTAAAAAAGTCTTCTATTTCTGGTAATGTTTTTAAACCTTCTGGAGATAACTGCTTTTGAGCTTCTTCAGAACTTGGGTCCATACCCATCTCAACCATCTTACCAACTAAGTTTGCTTCTGCTTCTGCTAATAAAGCTTCTTCTATTTGAACCTTTTTAGCGTCAAGCATTTCATTATAAGATGCATCATCAACAGCTCTAAACTGTACTTTAGAATATCTTTTAGCAAACTCCCCGGTAAGAACATTTATTACATTGGGTACAATAGGATAAAATTTTAACTCTAATGCTGAATCATTCTCAGCAGTTAAAGTATCCATAAGATCTTTATATTCATTATCTGGCTCAACAATATAATCTGTTTTATCAATTATACCTTTAGCTAACTTATAATTTTTAAGAAGTCTTCTAGAATTTTGACGTAGAAATTCAATACCTTGAAGCTCTAACCAATCTAAATTCCATGCTGACCAATTATCATCTTTTTGCTTATAAGGTAAAAACTGAACCGGTTGTGTTAAGCTAGAAAATGTAGGCCCGCTTTCAGCTTTTGCCCCATTCTTCATTTGCATTGCATTTAATACTCTCATACCTGTTTAGTCTATTTTATATTCTTGAATCCGGATCTTCTTATTTTAGAACCACCAAATGTCTTGTTACGCCCAATATTTCTAAAAGGACCATTATACTTTAATTTACTCATTTTTTCTGAATTATCCAAAGAATTACCTTCAGATTCACGTCTCTTAGTATAACCTCTATTTGACTGCTGAATTTTAACAAATGCAATTAATGCACCAAATGTTACAAGTCTATCTACGTTTAATCCAGGGTAATATGCAAGCATTTCTTTTAATAACATTGGATCAGGAATTCTTTCTATACCTAATGTTTGATTCATGACATTACCATTTTCATCTAATTCTTCATCTATTACTTCTCTTAAAAATTCAATAGCATATGATATTAAATGACTTTTAAATAATGTACCTGTATTTTTCCAACCATATTCTTGATATACAGTTCTATTAGATCCTAAGTCTTTTAAGAAAAGTATTTGCTGCTTAGGTACAAGATATCTTTGTTTTTTTCTAGCAATCATGTGTTGAATAAATAATGATATATTATTTTCAACAATAGTCCATGCATTATACCACTCAATGATCATTTCTAATCTTTCGTGTGTTTTATTTATATCATCAAAACGCCCACACCATGCAGCAACAATTTTATCTTTTTCAATAAATTGTTCTACTTCACCTGACGCAGTTGTTCTTATAACTTCTACTGCATTTTTGTATATGTATATACTACATAATGAATCAGATGTTGTTGTTTTTCCTTCTGACACAGGGTCAATTGATCCATAATACTGGCCAAACTCAGGACTTTTTACTGGTCTTTCCCAAACAACTATTGATCCTGTTTTATCAATTTCTTTTTTATTTACAGGAAAAGAACTTATAGGTAGCTTTCTAGTACGCTTTGCTACTATACCTGTTTTATCTCTATCTAATTCAATTAACTCATAGGGGTATGTTTTCTCCTCTATACTTTTTAATTGCTTACTTAAGATACCTTGTGGAAAGATAGACTCTTTTCTATATGCAAATGCTTCAGCTATATTAAGTGGTTTTTGAGATATTCTTAATTGATACTGTTCTCCACTTAATTCATTCTTCCATCTGCTTCTTTCAATTATTATAGCCTCTATTGCTTCTTGAACTTGTGAGTTACCGTAATCATCAATATAAGGCGGCATAGACCATTGTTCTGGGATAAATAATCCTGCCATACCAATTGCTCCCTCAGCATCCATTAGATTTGTTTCTACAGCATATATATCATTAGCACTTGGATTAAGTATCATTTCTTTTAATGGACCACATTGTTCTAAATCACCCACTGATCCAGCAGCTATAAACATACCTGTAGTCATCATACCGGATGACATTGCAGGACGCAAATACTCATATGTCTGCATCATGTTTTTAGCAATTCCTGCCTCCTCATGAAAGAAATATGTACATGGACCCCCTACCCCTGTAGTAGCATTCTTTTCAAATGAAGCACCTTGTATCTTTGATTTGAGACCTCTTGATGTTTTTCTATTGTTTACTTTGACCTCAATTTGCTGTTGCCATAGTAAAACCTTTTCAGGATTACTTGGTCTATACCATGCGGTATGTTCATTAAGAAATGTTTTATATTCTTCTAAAAACTTCCATGAACCTTTATCATTAATATAATCTTTTAATGATGCTCCTACTTTACAAATTGAACCTTCTTCAAACCAATATTGATTTATAATCTTACCCATATGAAAATATGAGGATGCTATCTGACGTTTTTTAAGTATTGCAGAATGCTGATTATTTAACTCAGCTAATAGCTCATATAAAGCCATGTGATACTGTGCATCTCTTACCTTAGCAAAACCATAATGCTTTTCTTCTTTATCAAATATTGGTAAGAAGTTTAACCACATGTAATAATCTCTAGTTAAATACCATTCATTATCACCATCTTTATATATAACTCCTACTCTACATTTATTTTTTTGATCTTCCCAATAAGCAGTAAAATCTTTTGATCTAAATGGCTTATTACAATAAAACCCTTGCTCATTAAATACCCTTGCCTCTTTATTAAATTCAAAAGCTATTTTAGTAAAATTATATTTACCAGGTTCTTTAAAAATACTATATAGATATTCTGCAAAGTCTTCATCACTTTTAAATGATGTTACATCCCACTTTCCATTTTCATATGTAGGTATGATTCTACTCATATCTTATGATAGCATATACATCACCTACTTGTAATAACAAATGATCTTCTCCTTGGTGTTTCATTGGTGTAGGCATTGCATGTTCTGCATATTGAACAACATCACCTATTTGTATTTCAGTAACCTCATCACCTCTACCTACCACTTTACCTTGAAATGTTTGCTTAAGTGCTATCTCAGGTAGATATAACCCTGACTTAGTTTTTGTTTCTGGTTTTATCTCTTTTATTAAGAGTTTCATCCCTACTGGTACTACTACTTGATTTTTCATTTTTTTTATTTGTTGATTTATAATTAAATTCCGGTTCATCCCAATAGCAAAATAACCATTGTGTTTTGTTTTTACTCATCTACATTTGATCATAAGCAAGTCCTGCACCTCCACGTACTGAGCTTTCTTGTTCTTGTCTCATATCTGTAAATGCACCTTTATATGACTGTCTTATATTTTCAAACTTAGCAGCTGCATTTACCATAGCATTGATATTTCCGTCTCTACCGTGTTCTATTGCCGTAACTTCCATATACTTAGCCAATCTATCTAACATAGATTTTATACCTACATATGCTCTATATGTTGGAGTTTCATATAATTTCTTACACATATCTAAAGCATATCTTATTTTACTGTCTTCAGGAGATTCTTCAAGTTGTATTTCTTCTATAATTATATCCTCTTTTTCATGTTCAGGTAAATTAAAAAAAGGATTTAGATCAGGATTAGGACATGACATATAAAATAAATATTGGTATACTGCCATATGTGTATCAGGATATTCTTCCATTATACCTTTTAAAAATGGTAATGCATAACAGTGTTCTGTTAATACAACTTTACTATTTTGAATATCAAATAATCTTATCACCATTATTTATTTATTTTTTGAAATGTTAATACATCTTTTTTTAATTCTTCATATCCAATAACTAAAATGATTGGTTTAGTTTGACCAAATAGCAATACTTCTGCATGTGTATTCTGAAACTTATCTGTAGCTACATGAAAGTATTCTTTAAACCACACTACTTTACCTAGATCAATACATATTTTTGTTTGCTCAAATCTAAAATCAGTAGGTACTTTAGATTTTCTTGATTGTATTTCTACTGCTGCTGTATATTCTTTCATAGTTTGTTGTCTTTTAACCACATTATAATAGAATTAACTTCATCCTTTAGATATGGTAGTTCATAGATTTTAATATTTTCTAAAACTGGCTCTCCATTTACATGTTCATTAATAGGATAACCATTAGCATCTTCACCAACTTGTTTAAACTTTACATGTTGTATAGTTAGTTTGCCTATTTTTAATTTAGGGTTGTGCTTTTTAATAATATACGCATAAATACTGAGCTGTAAGTTATAATGATTTAAATTACAATCATCTAAATGATTAACAGGCTTATACATTTTATTAGTTATTCCTTCCCAATTAGTAAATCCTTTTTCTTTTATTTCTTTATTTGTCTTGTAATCATTGATATTTATGTAACCATTAACTACTTCAACTACATCTGCTTGACCACATAAACCAACTGATTTTAAATATACTAAATGTTCAGGATAAACTCCTTCATCAAGTTTTTGCTTTGGTGCAATTTTAATTCCTTGTTCATCAATAATAGGTTTAATGATAGGAACTTCCACACCATGTCTACCAATTGTTTTAAGATCTAGCATATCTGCTTCTCTTTGGTTATGATAAAAGTTACCAAGTTTAATTGCTCTTTCAGTTTCACCATCCCATGCAGCAATAATCTCTTTTGGTGTCATACCATACCACTTAGATCTTTTATTCTTAGATGATTTTTTGGCTTGACCATCTCTATCAAACTTAGGTTTAAACTTAGCAATGAATGATGTTACACTTAGCCAGTTTATTTTTTCTTCGTTAGTGCTTTCATACACATGACCTTCTTCTATAAATTTTAGTCCCATATCTATGATATTGTAGTATACCAGTATGAGTTAGTATTCTTTATCTCTAAAGAAGTTACAGTATCATTGTATACATAGTTAATTATTAGTTTCATTATCTTCTATTTGTTTTGTTATTAATTC